CTCGAACAGGTGAGCGAGGCAAGCCTCGTCGTCCGGGAACTGTTTGAAGAACTCGCGGATGGTCTGGGGCTTGCTCATACCCTAGCTTATGCCAGTTTGTTCTACGTATGTAAATGGGATAATCCCCGACGCACATTCGCAATGAGGCAGAGCGCGAGAACGGCAGTTGGACCCATCTCAAGCGGTGCATCGCTGTGCAGTCGCGTGACGCCCTCGCCAAGATGGAGGCTCAAAGCCATGCCTAGCCTAGCCAATGAACTGGAGAAACTGGCGGGGGAGGCGGCTACGTTCGGAACCCTAGCATCTGAATTGAAGGCGTCCAGCAACCTCGTAAACTTCATCCTCGATAACCAATCAACCATCCTCTCCGCACTAAGGGAGAGAGAGGCGGTCACGGACTGGCTGCGGGGTCATAGTATCGCGGGCGATCACCTTGCCAGTCGGATCGAGGCAGGCGAACACATGAAGGGGGAAGGGTGATGGAGTGGCAGACCGCGCCTGCAACCGGGCTTGAGGCCGCCATTGCCGAGTTCAAGGCTGCGCTGCCGGGATGGTGGTTCAGCGTGTGCGAGCGCCAGGTATCTTGCGATGCGTCCTGCGCGCCCACTGGCGAGGTCGAAGGCTGGCGGGAACTGTGCGAAGGTAATCCGCAGTTCGATGGCGGCTTTCACGCCGATCTGCCGCAACCGTCCACACTGGCCGAGGCTCTGCGCGACGTGATGCAGCAGGCTCTTGCGGCGCTTCCCAGCCCACCTCTTGAACGGTAAGGATTGAGTATGGCTAGAACGCGGAGCCGCCGTCGATCCCGCCGTGCCCTTCGCGCATTCCGCCCCAGCCCTCGATAAACAGAGTGCCGCTGTCGATGTCATCCTTGATTGGCATAATGTGTCCGCCCCATCCTTCGCGCATAGGTGATTCCCTTTCGTGCCCAATATAGCCGAAAACCCGCAGAAACACTAGGGTTTTAGGTGATTCCCATAGCGGGAGAACCAGCCATTGACACTCCCCGCGCAATGGGGGATTCTATAGAGGCTGCGGCGGTTTAATTCCGGTCGTTCGCATTCGCCGTTTAGTAGGGGGCTGATCACCCCGCGCAGAACACTCGGCAGTCCGAGGAAGCGGCCCGCAGCTACTCGCCCACACTCAGCAGCCAAGGGGTCGGCGTCGGCCCCTTTTTCCGTGGCGGCGCGTTTCAGCCCCATGATCGCCATCGAAATCAACGGCCACCGCATCTCTACCGACCAGCCTATGTCCCCCGCAGAGGCAAGGCAATGGTTATTTGACCAGGCGGTGAGACTGACCAGGCGGGAGCCGATCAGGTCATCCCGCCTCAGTGACACACCGCCCGGATCGCCGCATTGTTAGCAATGACTGCCGCGATGGTCTCGGTCGTGTCCTGCCGCGATAACTTCACCACCCGCACCGATGCGCAGAGCGGGTCTCTAATCTCTGAAGTCCTCGGGAAATTTCCGTTTGAGGGCGTCAGCGACAGCGCCGGGGTTGGCTGAACCTTCGGTGACGGTGCGCAAGACCCCAGCGCTGGCATCAGCGCGAGCAACAGCAGCAGTGGTAACAATCGCATGGGCGGCCCTTTCCTGGACAAGTTCGGCCTCGGCGGTGGCGTTGCTGGCGGCGATGTCCTCGATCTTGGGTGACGCCCGGCGCAGGCCAAGCATCCCCAGGAGTGCGTCGAACAAGGCCGAGAACAGGCCCTTGAACATCACGCCGCCTTGGCGATGAAGCGTTCAACCAGGCCTTGCACCACGTAAACGAGGGCACCCGTGAACTGCGCCCACACCCCCGACACCCCACCGGCTGAGACGAAGGCGTACCAGGCATCCTTGGCCGCCGAAATGACCGCAGCGAACTTGTCATAGCCCGACGCATTGGAGGCCGAGGCCGCCGAGATCAGGTTGAGGATCGCGGTCCCCAGCGTCGTCTCCTTGATGTAGGCAACGAACATGTCGAGCGCGGTCCCGGCCATCTGGTGGGCATAGGCGAGGGCCGAGGTGGCAAGGCTCTTGGCTTCGGCGACGATCTTGGCGATGACGTCGGCGCCAATGGCTTCCACGTCCTTGATGACAGACATCAGATCTTTCCTTCTTTCTTGAGCGCGCCAACCAGCGCGAACACGCCCGCGACAATGCTGGCGATGGCGGTGAATTCCTGCTGTGAGAGGCCGAGCGCGAGCGCGAAGCCGGCAAGGCCGTTGTAGGTGCTGGGCTCGTCCAGCCGGTCAATGATCCAGTCCATGGGTTCCCTCCTGTTAGGTGCAGACTTTCAGGGCTTCCGTCTCGACGGCATCGCACCGCCTGAGCCAGCCCTTGCCAAAGGTGTCGAAGGTCCCGAGCGCGCGGTAATAGTCGCGCCGGGCGTTGGTGAACTGCCGGACAAACTCAGCCGTCCCATTCTTGGCAAGGAAGGCTTTCAGGGCAGCGGCGGTCTTCGGGCCGTATTCGCCATCGCGCAGCCCACCGACGATCGTCTGCAACAGGCGGACCGCGCGCACTGGTCCTGCGTTGACGCCCATGTCGAACAGGCACAGCGCCACCGGAGCGGACAGGTCGTCGCAGTGCAGCGGGAGCCAATACATCATCCGGTAGATTGGAGCGACCTGAGCCGGGGTGAGGGCGCGCATGTCCACCGCAGGCTTGCCGGTGAAGGCTTCCCAGGTGCGGCGGGTGATGCCCAGCATCGTTTCCCCGCCGGGATCTTTGGGGTTGTTGCAGTAGCCCCCCTCCTGCTTGAGAACGACTGCAAGCGCGTCGGCGAAGGTCATCCCTGCCCCCCGATCCTGAGTGCTGTCGCCAGCATGTCGTCAGGAACAGGCTGGGGCGGATAGACCATGCGCAACCGCTCCCGGATCATGCACCGCTGCGAGCAGGCTTCCATCAGCCGGTGGACGGCTTCGCGCCGTTGTTCCATCGCCGCCTTGCCGTCAGCGCACATGGTTCAGCCTTTCGGAGAGCTGGGTCAGCGCCTTCGCCATCTCCACGTCGGCGGCCGTGCGCGCGGCATCGAGCTTATCGCGCGAAGTCTGGTTCCAGATCAAATAGGCCACGAACGGCCCGGCCATGCCGAATTGCTTGGCGAATTCCACTACGTCAGCCCAACTCATTTCGCTGCCCCCGCAACTCTCGCAGCTTGCGCCGCACTTCAAAAAACCGGCGCAGACCCACGCAGGCGTCGATGATCATGCAGGCGCAGGTGATCGCGCCGACCACCGCGAGAAAGCAGACGATAAGGAGAACGACCCCGGTCACGGGCGCACCGGGAACAGCAGGTTCTTCCACACACCCAGCCACAGGACGAAGCATAGTTGCGGCATGAACATTTCTCTGTCTCCGCAAATAATTGCATAAAATTAGAGAGTTGCGCGTCCAGAAGGATCGGCGTTTACTGCCGAGATGCTGCTAGCCCCTCCGGCACCGCCAGCCGCCCTAGGCGCGGCTAAGATCATTCCATATGCTGTGCTGGTGGGGGCAGCGGCCTTCGCGGGGTGCATTGTAGGGCTGACCTCGTTCCACTTTGGATCTGGAGAGGTTGTCCCGGTCTGCCTTCTGCTGGCGTGGATTCTGTTCAGCGGGCTGGTGGCCCAACGACACGGGATGACGAGGGTCGGTCGCCTGCTTGAAGCGGCGTCACTTCCCAGCCTGGTCTCAATGCTTTTCACCGTTTGCCTGTTCGAGGTGACGGCGACATCGTTACCGCTCGCCGATGGCTGGCTGGCCCGAGTTGATCAGTGGCTTGGCTTCGATTTCCGCTGGTGGTTGTCGTTCTACCAGCACCACCCTGCGATCCTTGCTCCGAGCGGCACGGTTTACAACGCGCTGACCTATCAGATCTTTCTGCTGCCGATGGTCCTGTCGATCTCCGGTCAGCACCGCGCACAATGGGTTCTGGTCAATGCATGGGCGGTATCACTCACCCTGCTTGCGCTTCTCTACCCGCTGGCCCCGGCGGCCGGCCCCTTCGTCCATTACGGCATCGTCCCGCAGGATTTGCCCGGCGCGCCGAACCTCTTCGTATGGGATCAGGGGCGGGTGATCACCGACATTCAGGCTGGCCTTCGGCGCAATGTCGGCGCGGCGGCGGTGGGCCTGGTCTCAATTCCAAGCTTTCACGCTTGCGGCGGGGTACTGCTGATGTGGGCCAGTCGCGGACTTGTTCGCTTGCGTTTGGTGCTGCTACCCTTGAACTCAGCCATGATCGGGACGGCCATTGTGATCGGGGGGCACTACCTTGTTGATATTCTCGCGGGGTTGGTGCTGGCGATCGTCGCCATCTTGGTTGTGGAGCGGGTCGTGCCACAGGAAGCCGCGCCCCACTTCATTCAACCGAGCTCCGCGTAGAAGCTCATCATCGCAATAGTAGCCGCAGAAGCTATGGCCCCGTTGCGAATGGAAAATTGTTCGCCCAGCAAAGTGGTCGCCGTGGGTAGATCGGAGGAGGCCGACCCCTCGGTAAACTGCGCGCTGTCGAACCGTTCCAGCGAGTAATAAACGGTTGAACCTCCCGGTGCGCAAAACAGGCGCATTTCGTAAACGCAGCCCGTGGTTTTGCCCGGAAAATTGGCGCCGAGATCAGTCTTGGTCGCCGTCCCGCTCGCATCGTTGACCATGAACTGGATATTGCTGTCGGCAGCATCAACACCAAAACCAATTATATTCGTCTTGGCCGAGGGGTCGCCAGTCAGGCTGAGCGCGTCGGTCAAGCCCATGAACCACTGGAAGCCCGCGTTGAACGTGGCCGGCATGCCGAAGCGCAGCGAGTAGAAGAAACCGCCTGTCGTCCAGAAAAACTTAACAGAGAAGCCGTTTACTTTGTTAGTTCCGGCCGAACCGGAGGTGGCGAGTTCAACGCGACGTTCCTGGGTGGCGGCGTTGGTAGTCGACATTGTGCCATTGTTGCCGCTGTAACCGCCATTCATGCCGAATGTTGATGGGGTTGAGCTTTGCGGCTGAAGCAGCATGATCTGGCGATTGGCGAGGGTTCGCTGAACTTCCCATGCAGACAAGGGCGAAATGGCGCTGAGGGAATGCCTTCCCGCGCGCTTGCGGTCGAAGATTGTGAGCCCGGTGCCCGGCGTACTCGGACTGGTGGATGTGTATTCGGTCGAAAGATCGGTCGTACCACCACCGCCTCCGGTCGCGTCAATGGTGATGGTGTCCCCCGCGTCGTTCACTGTGATCGTGACGTTTGAGCCCGCGACAAGGGCGGTGCCCATGACATCGCGGACCTGCTCGTCGGTATAGCCCGAGCCCGCCGCCGCATCCACTGTCAGCGTGTTGGCCGCGTCATTGTAGGTCAGGGTGATGCCGGAACCGGCCACCAGCAGCGAAGCCACGCGATCATCGATCGTCTCATTCGAGACCGACGCGCTGTAGGCGACCCAGGCGGAGCCGTCCCACTTGTATTCGGCGTCCTCATCCTGGACGTAGGCCAGCACGCCCTCGTCGATCGCCCCGAGCTCCCGGTAATACCAGCCGCTTGCCGCGTTGGTGCCGACTGCCGTGGCGATCTGGCCTTCCTTGCCGTTAAACGCTCCCGTGGCCGTGGCAATGATGATGTAGTTCGCCCCGTCCGCGCAGGTGCCTGGAGGAGCGGTCACCCGATCGGCCACGGGGTAGCGCCCGGCGCCAGCCTCGGTGCGGCGGATCTGCTCGTTGACCGTGGTTTCGGGCACGGCCTGGCTGAGCCCGAGTTCGGGCGCGCCGCGCGGCGTAGAGGTCATGCTGCTCTATCCTTGCTGGTTAGACGGTGGCGCTGGCGCGGAAGCCACGCCCCACGGAATCGCTGATCTGGTAGACCCGGAAGTTCACGCTGCTCTGGCCGGAACCGAAATCGCTGGTCTGGTTGGCCGCGCTGTAGGTGTAGGCGGGCGAAGTCAGCCCGGTGACGGTGCGCACCACGCTGCCGCCGTTCATGATCTCCAGCTCGTATTCCTCCGAGGCCTCGCCGAGGGGGACCGAAGTGCCCGAAGTCCATGCGCCGCCGATGCGCGAGCGGCGAACCCACGACAGCGCCCAATCACCCGTGCCGGAATCCTTCACCCCCGCGAGATGGCAGGGCGCATAGGGCTTGAGGCTCGCCCCGGTGAACGGCGCCAGCGGGATCGGGAAGGCCGAGGTCGCCGTCCGCCCCGAGGTCACCGCCTTGAAGCTCATGTCGGTGCCCACGTCGGACAGGCCCTTGGTGGCCGTAGCGACGTGACTGAGCAGCAGGAACACGTCGCGGCTCGCATGGGTGCCCGTCGCCCATTCGGTGCCCCGGCGGCCCCGCTTGAAGCCCGAGAGGGTATAGGTCCCGTCGCTTTCGAGCGTGGCCGTGGTGAAGTTGACCAGCTCGTCGCCGATCAGGGTGAGGTTGCGGGTCGGAAGCGCGTCGATATCCGCTTCGGTGCAGCCGGTCAGGGTGCCGGTCTGGATCGTCACATTGAGGCTGCTCGCCCGGTCCCACAGGTTCGGGTTGGCGTCAGGCAGGGCGGCGTTGGCATAGCCCCACGTCGCCGAGGAGGTGGAGGCAATCGAGCCGATCTCGTCGGAATATTCCCCGCCCGAGAGTTGCTCGTAGACCGTCGCCCCCGGCCATGTGCCGGTCGCGTAGGGCCCGGCCGCGAGGTAGATGATCGGGTTCGCCGAATTGTGCGCGTCGGTCAGCAGCGGCACGTCGAGCACGAAGCCCTTGGAGATCAGGGGAACCACGATCACGCTGGGATCACGCCCGTCGAACGCCGCGCCGGACCCGCCGTTGAGCAGGGCCAGACTGGAATGATCATAGACCCATTCGGTGGCGAGGCTGTCGTCGGCCTTTATGGTCAGTTTGGTGAGGCGAGCGGTTAACTGCTCGCCGTCGAGATCGAGCGTGCGCACGTCGCCCGGTTCCAGCGCCAGTTGCTGGGCGGTCAGACCCAGCGAGACTTCCCAGCGCTCGTTCCAGAAGCGGCGGAAATAGCGGTCGGCCAGATCGCGCGCCGGATCAGGGGCAATCGCCAGTGTCGAGAGGTCGATGGATTTCTCCCCCCGCGCCCCGGTGGCGTCCAGGGGCCGGTCGGCACGGACGTTATTGGGCTGCTGGTCGGCCTCAAGGTCGGCGAAGTTGATGGTCACCGCGCGGGGCAGTTCGGCGGACTGGCGGACTTTGACCGAGTACCGAGGCGACCCCACGAACCGCTCGGTCAGCAGGGTGCCGCCGCTGGTGCCGGTGCGTTTCAGCCCTTGCAGGGTGAACTCGTGCGAGCGGATATCGCTGTCATAGGTATCAAGCAATGGTTCAAGGATGGCGCTCGCCTGCCCTTGGGTCGCGCTCCACCCCTGGATGACCTGATCGAGCGCGGTGAAGTCGGTGTCCTGCGCGTCCACCATATCGGCCAGCGCCGTGGCAATCGTGCCGAGGGTTACGCCGTTGTTGGCCTGCCGGTCGAGATAGTGCCAGATTTCGTAAGTGGTCCCGGAGATGCCGAGGTTTTCGATGATCGCGTGGTTGATCGGATCATAGAGAGCGCGATTGCCGAAGGTGGACGAGTAGGCTGTCCGCAGGACGGCCCCCGTGATCAGGCTGATCTCGTTGCCGCGCACCCAATAGCTGGCGGCCCCGGGCGGGATGTTGTCCCAGATGGGCTGGTCAAAGCCGAACCCGTTGGTGCCGTTGGTGCCCACATCGACGCCAGTGACGGTGCCCGGCGCGGCCGGATCGAACACCCAGTTGTAATAGGTTCCGCTCTGCGGGCGGGGGCCAAAGATGAACCGGTCGCCAATGTCGGCCTTGGTGTGGTGGCCAAAGATCGCCGTCGAAGTCGACGTGGGCAGCGTAATTGTGATGGTCGAGTCCCACCCGGCCCCCGACCCGCCGTCGATGATCCGAACAAAGGTGACAGTATATCCGTTCGGAATCAGCGCCCAGATATCGCCGTAGGCGTCGGCGAACACGTCCGAGACGCCGCCGAGCGCGGTTTCAGCCCCGTCGATGATGATATAGGTGCTGCTGCCGTAGGCAATCCAGTGTTCGGCCCCCGTCGCATCGGCGATCACCCGCACACTGAACTGGCGGTGATCCCCCGCGAACGGCCCCATGATGACCGAGGCGATCAGCCCATCGGGCGAGACCTGGTACACGTTCTGGTACTGGTCGCCCATCATGACGATGGTGCCGTCGTTATAGACCCCGATCGCGGACCCGCCCGCCGGATATTCGAACGGCAGCGTCCCCCAGATCATCGGTGCGCGGGCGGCGACATCCCAGATCTCGTATTCGGGATAGGAGGCAGACCACTGCACCAGCAGCAGCCGGCTGAAATCCGGCGAGTAGCTGGCAAGGTTCCACCCGGTGGTGATGACCGGATCGGCAACCTGCTGCGTCGGCACCGAGGTCGACGCGGCGTTGGCGATGAACTCGACCGCGACCTGCGGAATGCGGTTGCCGAGCTTCTCGAGCGGCACATCCTTGAACACGATGTAGGCAGTGCCGCGATAGGCCGGGCAGGAGCCTTCCTCATGCCGCGCTTCAGTCCATGCCTGAATGCGCGGATCAGGGTCCTGCGTTTCGGTCCCGGTGTAGATGGCGAAGTAGGATGACGCCCCGCTCTTGCCGCCGGTGGATACCTCGCGGGCACTCTTGCCGCTGCTGGTCTGCCCGAAGTCGAACGGCGTGACCGGACCCGCGCCGGACAGGTCGAACACCAGATGGGTATCAAACCACACCCGGCGGACGGTCTGGATTTCGTGACCGGCCAGGGCCACGGCCCACGTCCCGTAATACTTGTAGGAGTTGTATTTCCCGCCCTTGGTCTTGTTCTCTTCCTTGACCTCTTTCAGGTCTTCTGCCCAGAAAATGGGGGTCTGGACGCGGCGCATTCCCCAGACCATCGCCAGCGGGTTACCGTAATCGCCGGAGGTGAACTTGAGATCGTCAAGGCGCGGGCCGTCGATCTTCTTCGTCATGGTCAGCGCCATATTGGCGGCGGTCATGCCGATCTGGATGGCCAGCTTGGCGACGAAGTTCAGCACTCAGTCTCTCCAGCGCCAGATGGAATCGATGTAGTGCAGCGGCCAGACCGCCGGGCGGACCTTGGCTGGGCCATGCGGCATGGCTTCGATCACGCGGTTCGGACGGGCTTCGGTCGGGCAGTAGATCGCCAGATGCTGAGCAACGCCGCCCATCTTGAGCAGCAACACGTCGCCGGGCTGGCGCTCGTCTGCCTTGTCGAACAGCCTGGCGAGGCCCGCCTTGAGGTCACGCACCGGAACCTTGCCGCCATAGTCTCCGCGCAGGGCCTCAAGGCTTTCGGCCTCCGGTCGGCCAAGTTCGCGGGCAATTCCGACGATCAGGCCCTTGCAGTCACAGCCGGCGCGCACGGTGCCTTGCCAGTGGAACGGCACGTCGATCCAGCTTTCAGCGCAGACAGCGACAGCGTTGCCGAGCGACGGATGAAAGAGGCCATCGTGAGGTGATTGGAAACAGATTGCCATCACCCACCCGGATTCGGATAGCGCAGCACCTGGTCCGACCCCGGAACGTCAGGAAAGCCGCGAAAATTGACAATATTGGCAAAGCCCATGCAGTCGGCGCGGGTCTTGCCGCAGCCCTGCGTCAGGGTGAGGGTGTCGCCCACGGCCGGCAGTTCGGGGAGGGAAGTCCACAGCGCCACCCCGCCCGCAGATGACCAGTCGTTGATCTCGACCGGACGGATGCCCATCAAGGCTCCCGAGGTGAACGATACCGTGCCCCGGTTCCAATAGTCGTCCGCATAGGCGCCCGAGAAAGTCACCGTGAACAGCCGGTCGTCGGTCACACTGGCCACGGTCGCCGAGAGTGTCCCCGGGGTGAACCCGCAGCGCGCATCACCGAAATCGGCATCGCAATAGGCGGTAATCACCCGGCCCACGGTCTGGGCAAACTTGGATGCTTCCCCTTGGATGGTGAGCTTGAACTTGCCGCCCTGGACTTCGGCCAGCACCACCCGGCCCCGAAGCAGCTTGAGCGCCCCTTGGGTAAGGTCCGTCCAGTTGACCTGGAACAGCCTCGCCGCCGCGTCGTCATAGCGCCCGCCAAGAATGGCAGCGCGGGTCACCACCTCGGCAATCGGGCCATCCACCTCGATGTCGCTGCCGTCGAAACCCACTGCGAGAGCAAGGTCGGAGGGCATGATCCCGGTGCCGGCGGAATAGGTCACCGCCCCATCGCCGAGATCAAAGGTCAGGTCGCGGTCGTGGTCGGTGATCGCCAGCGTGGTGCCGTCCACCAGATCCAAGCGAAGCATGGTGCAGCGGGTGTGCGCGGTCCCGGCGAGGTGGGCGGTAAGGGCGGACCTCACCGGACTTCCACCAGCTTCAAGCTCTCGATGTGGTCGTGGTTGATGTCCACGCCCGCAATCGAGAGCTTGCTGTCGAACCGGACAGTCACGATGGTTCCGTCCGTCCAATCCTTGAAGGAAAAGGTATGCAGCCGGCCCTTGGCAAGGTCGTAGAGCGCCTTGACCGCGAGGTAGTCGGACCCATCGCGCTTGGAGGTGGGGAAACTGATCTCGTAGGAGCGCAGCGGGTTTTCCCAGCGTGCGTTTCTGACCTCATGCCCGCCATCGGTGGTGACGATCTCGGTCGAATAGTCATAGTCGCGGATCGCCCCGAGTTCGACACGGGGCGGGAGGGTCTGTTCAAGGTGGGCCATGTTACCTCACCGGGCCGTTGATCTGGCGGCGGATGGCGCGGCCGATCTGCTCGCCGGTCTCGCGCGATTGCCGGTCGTTCATCCCGCCCGAAACGTGGACGGTGATGTTGTTGGTCGGGTTATCGTTGCGGGCCGAGAACTGCATTTGCTTGAGCATCGCAGCCGAGCGGGGCGAGGGGGTGATCTGCGCACCAGAAGGCACCCGCATCACTTCCGGGCCATTCTCGCCCACCAGGGCCCAGCCGCCGGGCGCACCCGTCGTCCCGTTAGCGAACGCGGGCATGGTGTTCATCACCGCATCGAGCCCTTGACCGCCCGCGCCAAGGCTGTCGAACCCACCACCACCTCCGCCAAAAATGGCCTTGCCGATCCCGCCGAACACCGTCCCGAGGAGACCGCCACCCCCTCCGCCCGCACTGGCCTTTTGCAAGGCCATCGCGATAGGCTGGATCAGGTTGGTCTGGATGAACAGGTCAAGCAGGCTCTTGAGGAACGGGTCGCGGATGCCGAGCGCATTGGAGAGGGCGTCGGTGATGCCCTGATGAACCGCTTCGAGTTCATCGACGGTGTATTGCTGAACCTTCTCCCGCACATCCTCGGTCGAGAGCGTGATACTCTTGGTGTAGGCTTCCAGCGGCCCCATCGTCTGGTTGCGGACAACCTGACCACGTGCGCCGTAGATCTGATCGAGTTGCGCCAGTTTGGCCCGCGCGATCTTCTTGTCCGCCTCGGTCGCATCTCGGGAGGCTATCACTGCCTCCAGCTTGGCGCGCTCCTCTTGCTTGTCGAGTTCGAGCAGGCGAAGTTGGATGTCGCGCCGGTCATGCGCATTGGTAGCGAGGCTTTCGCTAGCCTGGAGCAAGTCGCGCTGGTTATCATTCGCGGCGATCTGGACCTGCAAAGCGTCATCGGCGAGGCGCTGTTTTTCGCGCGCGGTGATTACGTCCTTCTCAGCGGTGCTGAGTTCCTGCAACTTGGCCTTGAGCAGTTCGCCTTGCGCGGCGGTGATGTGCTTGTCCTTCACATCCTTGTCGATTGAGACTTCCTGCCGGTGGATCTCCGCATCGACCTGCTGGCGCTCGATCTCGGCGATCTTGTCGGCATCGACCAGCAGGTCCTTCCTTGCGGACAGGATGCGATCGTTGATCTCGTCCATCTGGATCGAGAAGCGTTCGGCCGAATCCGCCAGCGGGTCTTTAGCGGCCTTGGGGGTTCGGACCTTCCTACCCCCTCCACCGCCTCCCTTTCCGAGAAAGCCGGGAAGGTCCACGCCAGCGGGTTGGGGCAGCGGGTTTGTGATTTGGGTGGCTGCTGTCGCTGCGCGAGTGCGAGCGGTCTCGGCGCGCAGGTCGGCTGTTCGCGCCTGCAACTTACGCAGGTTCAGGGGAGACGGGTCGGCCTGATAGTTTTTGAGCGCATTCGCCTGAATTTTGCGGATCTGCTCAAGTTGCCCCCGGCGGAACTGCAAATCAGGGTTGTTGCGAGCGCCTTGAATTCCAAGGGCAGTTCCCCCGATAAATCCCGCGCCGGCTCCGATTGCGGCACCGCCTAGTCCACCGAACCTGGCACCAAGCGCGGCGCCAGCCAATGCCGCCGACAGTCGCGGGTAATTGGAAATGAAATTGATGCCCGCAATGGTCGCCTTTTCCAGCGCCGTGGCGAGCGCCAGGATCGACCCAGCATTCTCCGCCACTTCGCGGGAGAAGTTGACCTTCAGTTGCATGGTGAGCGCGGCGATCTTGTCGCTGGCGTTATCTGCGGCCTTCGCCACATCGTCGCCAATGATCATTCCCGCGTCCTGCGCCTGCTTGGCGTAGTCCGCCAAACCCTGCTTGCCTTCGGTCAGAACCGTGTCGAGCTTCTGCCCGGCCTTGCCGAACAGAGCAATTTCGATAGCGGCACGCTGGGCCGGGTCGGTAACCTTGGCTAGCCTGTCAGCGATTTCCGGGATGACCTGCCCGGCCGTTTTAACATGGCCGTTGGCATCGCGAACACTGATCCCGAGCGCGGCGAAGGCATTGCCCTGCTTGGCTGCCCCCAAGGCAGCGGACCCCAGCGAAACCGTGAGCTTCGCAAGGCCCTTCTCCATGTCCTCCTGCGCCACACCGACTTGCGAGCCGACATAGCGATAGACCTGGAGGTCGCGGGTGGTGACGCCAAGCTGCTGCGACGTTTCGCCGAGCGAGGCGGCGTATTCGAGTCCCTGCTTTGCAGCCTCGATAAACGCGGTCCCAGCCAGCGCAAAACCGGCAATGCGCGCCGCGTTAGCAACCGAATCGAACCCCTTGTTGATCGACGCCAGCGAGCGGTTCATTCGCGCGGTCTGGCTGTTGAGGTTCGCCGCCGCCTTTTCGATGTTGGCGTTGAAGCTCGCGGTCTGCGCGATCAGGTCAACGGTCAGCGTGCCGACTTGGGCCATTGTGCTAATCCTTGACTCTGCGCCACAAGTCCCGGCACTCCCGCGCTAACAGGAGGACCGCATGGCTGATTTCTTGAAGGGTATAGGGATAGTCGGGTGGCTGATCGGCGCGTGGCTACTTTACACCGGGTTCAACATGGACGTGACCGTGAACCCTGGCGGCATGGGCGAGGTCGCCAACTTCCAGGCCATGCACAACCAACAGTTGACCATCCTGCTCGGCGCGTTCGCTGTTCTCGATGGCACCGTGGCATTCGCGGCCGGGGCCATCATTGATGCCATAGCCGGCGGCCCGCGCGGGCTCAGGCCGTCCGACTTAGCTTGAGCATCCACGCCCGTTCCTGCGCGTCCACGTCCTCGGGGAGGTCTAGCGCGTCCTCGGGGAACAGCATGTGATCGGCGGGATCGATCGGGGCTTTCGAGTGTGGAGCGAGGGCGGCCCAGACAAGGCGGGTCATCCGCATATCGGCCCGCTGCTCGCCCCACGGGTCTAGTGAATAGAACGCGGCCCATTCGGTCAGCTCTGCCGCCGAACAAGTGCGCTCCAGTTCGCTTACGGTTCGTCCGAGGGCGAGGGCGAGGCGGAAGCGGAAACGTCGATTTCCGTCTCGCTTGAGGCGTTTTTTGCCTCGTCCGCCGCTTCGCCGCTGGCGCCGTTCAGACGAAGTACGGCATTGCCGATCGTGGTCATTGCTGCCGCAGGTAGCTTGCGCAGGGCAGGAATGTCGTCCTCGGAGAACAGCCGCGCGCCCTTCTCGTCACAGGCGCCCATCACCGCCAGCCGCACGTTCGCCGGAACTCCATCGGTCCCGAGCGTGCGGAACTGGTCGGCTTCGTCCACGGTGAGTTCGGCAATCCAGACCTCGCCGCCGAACTCGGCCACGTCCACCTTGCCCTTGGGCTTGGCAACGTAGCCGAGGATCTTGTCGCGGTTCAGGCTCACGCGCGGGTCCACGCGCCCGAGGTACGGAACGAAGCAGCGGCTTCGATCTTGCTGTCAACGCCAGCCGACCAGGTGTACTTCTTGACCAGCACCTTGATCGACCAGACGTTGCCGTTCGACCAGGTGATCTTGAGCCAGCGACGGTTCTGCGCGTCCTTGGCAGTGATCAGTTCGGAGTGGCCGGCATCACTGGCGATGGCGTTCATGCTGATCTCGATGTTGCCTTCATCGGGGAGACCGATCAGGTATTCCTTGGCGAGGCTTTCCAGATGGGTGGTGTCGATGTCAGCCGCTTCACCGGAGGGCGCGCCGATATTGGTCACTTCGCCGATCTTGTCGAAGGTGGCCGAGCCATAAGCAGTGGTGTCGGCGTCTTCATTCGAGATGTGAACCGTCGAAGTCTGGGACTTGAGGGCCATGAGTTAGGTCCTTTCCTTGCATGAAAAAACCCGCCAGAATGGCGGGTGCGGATCAGGCTTGTGGCCCTGATTTCGGTTAGCGGGTGGTCCAGACCATGTAGTCTTGCCGAACCCTGAAATTACGCGTTTCCGGGTCGGGCGCTGGGCCCTCCCAATCCTGAAACGTGGCGTAGAAGGCGAGCGTTACGTGGTCGATCGCAGTGCGGACAGCTTCCGCGAGGGCAGCGGCTTGTTTAGCCTCCGGTGACCAGCAATCGATCTGGAACCGGGGCCATTCGAGGTTTGCAGGGCCGTCAAGATGATCCGCCCCGGTGGTCGAGACCCGCTGGATAGTGACGTAGGGATAATCCGATCCCTGCCGCGCGCCCGCCAAGAACACGCGCGTTCCCGCGAGCGCCGCCACGGGAGATGCGGCCTGTAAGGCAGCGATTAGGTCGGCTTCGGTGCTCATTTACCCACCAACTTGCGAGCTTCACGCTCGACGCCCTTGCCCATGTTCTCGCCGATTGCCTTGATCGCGGCGGCACCATCTTCATCCAGCGTTGGGCGGATGAATGGAAAGGCTCGGGAATGTTCGGTTCCGAACTCCGTCAGGTGGACGCGGCGGGAAACCGGCTTCTTGAATCCAACAACGGCATGAGCCTGTCCCTTGGTCGATTTCTTGGAACTGGAAACAACCGGGGAGTCCGCCAGTTGGCCGGTACGCCGCCGGGCGCGGTGCTTCATGCCCTTGACCAGCACCCGTCCCCCTGCCTTGAGGCCGTTAACAGCAACCTTCTTGGCCACAGCTTCGGGCAACTGGTTGAGGACCCGCTCCAGATCTTTGGCGCCGAGAACGAAATTCGCCATTAGTTCGCCCCATCCGTTGCCAGCGTGTGCAGGTAGCAGAACATGTCGCGGCGAGTGCCGGTGACGCTCACGATATCCCACGTGCGTCCACCCCACTGCACCCGCATGGTGCTGTCGAATGCGCCCCAGCGAACCACGAACACGGTCTTTTCTTCGGCGTGGTAATCGCCCTTGAGAAATTCCCGCCCCGGCGTCTCGATGACCTTGGCCCAGCGTCCCCCTATAGCCCCATCGTAGGCCGACCAGGTGAGGGCATCTTGCCCAAGTTCGTCCGTCGTGGACGAAGGGCTCTCGATGACAATGCGCTGGTCGAGAGCCCCGGCGTCCATGTTACGGCTTCACCACACCCGAGGCGTTGATCACGACGTTGATCTGCGTGGTCGAGACCGCCCAGCCGATCGCAGTGGGATAGGCTCCGGTGGTCAGGTCGGCGACCGGGCAGATGCCGCCAGCGGTCGCGGAACCGGTGTACATGGTGCCCACGGCGACGGTCGCACCCACGGTCAGCAGGCCGCCGGTCAGAACCGCGACAGGCTGGCCCGAGGAAGCAGCGTTGAGAGCCACACCAGTGACGGTGCGAGCCGCAGCGGTGGCGCTGTCGGCGTCCGAGAGCTTGTAGGTGTTGCTCGACGTATCGAGGTACACCGCCTGGCCGGCCGTGAGCGACGCACCCGCGTTGCGCGAGCGATCAACAGAAGCGCCAGTACCGGCAGCGACACTCGCTGCGGTGATCGTGAGGTCCGCCAATGTAGGTCTCCTTTAGAATGAAAATGAGCGGTGGTTACAGAGAAGGGCCGTCACCGCGTGCGGCAGTTCGGGAATGTCGCCGCCAGCAGCGGCAGGGCGGGTCATCGCCGAGAGCGAGGACCGCTCATCAAACCACTGGCTGACCAGCAGCAGGATCGCGTGCTTGATCGAGGGCGGGACGGTCGCGTAACCGGCGGTAAACTGGATCTTGACGACGTTGATCCCGGTCGCGGTGGTTGGCCAGGTGTAGGCGGTATCGCGCACCAGCCACTGCGGATCGCTGACCAGATCTGGAGTGTAGTCGGTATCGGGAATGGTCTGGAGGAAGTTGCCAGGATCGTAATACTTGACCGAGACGATTTCGCTGACCGGCCCCTTGGGGATCATGATCGCGTCAGAGAAGGCATCCAGCACCAGTTCCCACGTCTGCGGCATGATCGCCCGCCCGGTGTACTGCTCGACGTAATCGGTCGCGGCGGCAATCAGCGCGGTGAGGGTCACATCGTCGGCGGTGCCATCGACGCGGGTCTGTGCTTTCGCTTCATCCAGCGTCACCGGGTAATCGGTGGCGGCGGTGATCAACTTAAGGCCCATCTAGCGCCGCCCTCCTGAAACTACTCGGGGCCGCATCCCCCTGGTGGAGTGGGGGCGGGCGGTGGTGGTCTGGCCCGGCCGCTGAAGGCTGGCCGGAGTTGGTCGGAACGACGGGGTGGAGGTGGGGCGCAGCGCGGTGTTGCGCGGGCGCTGATCCCCGGCGGCCAGCGTGTCATCATCCTCGACTACGGTCACCTGCCCGAACAGCGGGAGGATCGCCGCGCTGGTCAGGGTGTCGCTGTTTTCTATCAGGTCCAGACTGGCCAGCAGCGGGAGCGTTCCCGTTGCCGTCAGGGTGTCGTCGTTGTCGTTCGCCGCCAGCGTTCCAACCAGCGGCAGGATTGCCGTGGAAACCAGTGTATCGTCGGCCTCGGTCACCGTGAGGGTGGCTTGCCCCGCCTTGCCGCCGGTGGCCGCGAGAGTGTCGTCGCCTTCTGTGGCGCTCAGAGCCCCGGAGAGGGCCAGCGTACCGCTTGCGGTCAGTTGGTCGTCGGCTTCGCTGATCGTCGCTGTGGCGGCAAGCTGGAGCCGCCCAGCGGCATTCAGTGTGTCGTCGGCTTCGGTGCTGGCCTCGGTCGCGGTGATGGCGAGGGTGGCCGTGGCCGCAAGCGTGTCATTCGCCTCGGCTAACGCGGCGGTTCCCGCGATCGGCAGCGCCGCCGTGGCGGTAACAGTATCGTCGGCGTCGGCCCGGGTGAGCGTTGCGCCAATCGCCATCGCGCCGGTGGCACTAAGGCTGTCGTCCGCTTCGGTGGCGATCAGCGTGCCGAGGACTGGCGGGGCCCCACCCGTGGCGGAAAGGGTATCGGGAGCCTCGGTCGCCCCCAGCGTGGCGTTCAGCGCCAGAGTTGCGGTTGCGGCGAGGCTGTCATCAGCCTCGGTAGTAGTTTCGGCTCCTACCAGCGCCAGAGTGGCGGTCGCGGCCAAGGTATCGTTTGCTTCGGTGGCCGCGAGAGTTGCAGTCAGAATGAGTGCGGCGGCGGCGGAGAGACTGTCCGCCGCCTCGGATGCGGCCAAGGCACATGCGATCGGCAGTTTGCCAGCCGCAGCGAGAGTATCGTCAGCCTCGGTGACCGCCGCCGTCGCCTTGAGGGCGAGAGCGCCGGTTGCTGCGACCGCATCCGACGCTTCACTGACCGCCAGCGCACCGGTGAGGGTGACTGTGCTGGTAGCCGCCAGCGTGTCACTGGCCTCGGTCTGGGCCAGCGTTCCAGTGATCGCAACCGTTGCCGGGCTGCTCAGGCTGTCAGCGGCTTCCGTAACCGCCACTGTTCCAGCCAGGGCCAGCACCCCGGTCGCGGTGAGTGTATCGCTGCCTTCCGTAACCGCTGTCGCTGCGGCAAGGGCAAGCTTACCCACGCCTGCGAGGGTATCATCACTTTCCGTGACCGCTAGCGTTCCGGCGATCGGGTTCGCGCCAATCCCAGCCGCAGAGAGCGTGTCATCGGCTTCGGTAACGGCCAGCGCACCGACAAGGGTCAGTGTAGCCGGTGCGACTAGGGTGTCGTTGTCTTCGGTTGCCGCCAGCGCCCCAGCGATAGCCAACGTCGTGGTTGCGGAAAGCGTGTCCGCCGCTTCGGTGATCGCAGCGGTACCGGTGATGCCGGTATTGGCCGAAGCTCCGTCATCGGCAAACGGGTTGTAGCCAAACGGGAGGTAGCCGAACATTTAGCCGCCGCCCGTCCGAACGCGATAGCCGCCGAATTGCAACACAAAAGCTGTGCCGGTGTTTGTGCCGTTCAGCCCGCCGACGCATTGTGGAAACATCATCGCGCCATTCGCCGGGGTATCGGTGCTGGTGCTGGTGTAAAAGATCGCGCCAGTGTCGCGGCGGATCAGCAGCGCGTAGATCGTCAGTGAGCCCGGTTCAGCCCAGATGGTTGCCTCATACCAGCCATTAGCCACCAACGGGATGCCAGTGTCAGTCTTGGTCCCGCCACTGGCATTGCTGTTGACCAACAACTGAATGTTGGTGTCGGTGCTGTCGAGCGCAAAAACTGCATAGTTGGCGGTGAAGGAGCTGGGCTCGACGGTTTGGCCTATGAACGTGGTGTTAGTCATGCCAACAAACAATCGCGGGCCGGTAGGCAGCCCACTAGCACCAAACCGGCAATTAAACTTCCACCCACCCCGGCCGGAAGAACTAGACGCCACCGAGTAGTTGGTACCGTTTGAATAACCAGCTTGCGCGCTAGCAGTTGTGGCACTGGTGGTTTGGACCCGCGGCTGTTCGGTCAAATAGTTGGTTGTAGCCAAACCAGCGGTGGCCGCTGTGCCGGTCGCCGTAGGGGCAGCAAGGCCGCTGGCTGTGGTTGTTGTGCTTCCTGGACTGACAGTCAGATCACGCCAAATCCCTGCCGCATCATTTCGCACTCGATCGGCGTCAACAACCATCGCCGCAGTGGCGGAAGAGGTCAGGCTGATTGCGGAACCGCTGGAACTGGAGACAAGCTGCGATGACCCCCGCGAAAGGGTCGTGCCATTCCAGTAGCAGTAGGACAGTTCCCAATTGGAGCCATCCTCAAAGCGAACCAGCCCAATCCAACCCGTTGCTACAGTTGACCACGCCAGGAAGGCCGAGGACGCCGCATTCGGGGTGAACGCGCCCGTCCCCGGCGTCCCGGAGGTCGTTCCCTTGATTGCGCTATAGAACGGGCCAGCCATTTGGCTTAGGCCGTGCGCGCGGCGGCCGGCTGCGGCCCACCGTTGGCATTGAAGACGGTTTTCTTCGTGGTCTTGGCGATATCGTCTTCAAAGCACTGCTGGCAATAGGCCCGGTTCAACAGGTCGTCGTTGAACACGATAACCATCGTGACGTTGCCGTGCGTCGGGCAGGACAGCCGCCAATCGGAGGAGATTTCGCGCAGGTCCATGAAGCGGGCGGGGACGGTATCAGCCATCAGGCGTTTCCTGCGGTCAACGTGAACGAAGTCACCGAGAACGACTGCCCTGCGGCGAACGACGTGTTGTCCACCGTCATGTCCCCGCCACCACCAGTCGCGGTCACCGTGCCCTGAATATGGCAAGTGGTCCCGGCGCTATCGTGGATGCGGAAATGGGCCGCCGTGCCGGCGTTGTCGGCGCTGGTATCCTGCCAGGTGCCGCTCATCGCTTTGGTTCCGCTGGAGGCCGCCGCCATCCAGTCGGACGGCAGGGTAACCGTGGCCAGGACCGTGCCGGAGTTGGCCGCCGCGCAGTTGGCCGGAGCCGCCCCGGTGCGAATGGTCAGGATGGCGCTGGTGCCGGTGGTCGATTCCACCGTGTCGAGGCGGGCGTTCCTTACGGAAACTGAGTACTGCAAAGACATGGATCAGCCCTCCTTGGGCTTGCGCTTGCGGGTTTCACGCGGCGCGGGGGCAACTGCCCGTTCGATCGGGGATTTGACGGGAACGGCCTTGCGGGCCTCGATCAGCCGCGCAGCAAGTCGCTCTTCACCCAACGGGTGATTGAGACAGATCCACATAGCGAAGCCCCCAAAAAGGAAAGGGCGGCACCGAAGCGCCGCCCTTCATTCATCAAGCCGGCGGGTTGGCGGTCGGCTGACGCGACGGCGCCCCAAGCACCCACGTCCCGGCGATGAACACGTTGCCCGTGTTGTTGGCCGGGGTGATGGTGCAGCGGACGTACCGCTTAGTGCCGATGTAGCCGATCTTGCGGCACTCGCCGTCATCATCGAACTGGAAGCCGGCAAGGACCTCCGTACCGTTGAGGTAGGCGTCGTCCACGGCCGCGAAGGTCGAGTTGTCGGCGCTGTCTTCCACCAGAACGGTGTAGGTCACGTCAGCATCAGCATTGGTGCCGGTGATGATCGCCAGCATGCAGGAGCCGAAGCCGAGCAGGTCGCAGGTCGAGGAAACCTGTGCCGTGTTGTCGGTAACTGCGGCCTTGGGAGCGAAAGCGGGCTGGAGATGCAGCCGGTCGGTGATGTCGCGCATCGCGCTATCCTTTCAAAAAAGTGGCGGGCACTAAGGCCCGCCAAGGTTGGGGAGCCCGATTAGGCCGCGAACTTCATCAGCTTGATCGCCTCGAAGTTGACAACGCCGCCGCCCACACGCTTGGTCGTGTAGAACTTGACGTAGGGCTTCGAGGTGTAGGGATCGCGCAGCACGCGAATGCCCTGGCGGTCCACGATCTGGTAGGCCTGAGCGAAGTCACCGAAGGCCAGGCTGAGCGAGTTCGTCGCCAGCGCAGGCATGTCTTCGGCGCGGGTCACCGCGTAGCCCAGCAGCGTCTCGGGCGTACCGGCCACGAGGCTCGGCTGCCACAGATACTGGTTCTGGCCATCCTTGAACTTGCGGATGAGCTGGATCACCGAACGACGGGTGACGAAGCGGGCGTTCGTCAGATAGTCGTTCTTCAGCAGGCCGACGATGTCATAGAGCTTGTCCGCCGGCGTGGTGCCGGTGAAGTCGCCATTGGCACCCGACTTGAGGAAGCCGATCTGGCCCCAGGTGACGCCCGAGCCCGAGTCCGCTGCGGCAGTGTAACCACCCGCGAAGCCCATGATCTTGTTGGCGGCACCCGTGCAGAACTCGACGTTTTCAAACCGGCCGAACTTGTCGCCGACCTTGCCCGAAAGCCAGCCCTCAACGTCCGTAGCAGCGTCGTCAAGAAGCTGCTGGGTGGCCTTGGGCTCGGTGTCGATGATGTGCACCGGAATGCGCCACTTGCCGATCTGCGGGGTGGTGGTGTCGCCCGAGGTGGTGTGCTCGCCGGCATAACCAGCGCCCGCCTCGCCCAGGTCCTCGATGCCTTCGAGCGCATCGGTCGAGATGCCCTGAATGCTCGCGATCTGGCGGATCGGCGAGGTCTCGTAGACCTTCTTGACCATGCGGCCGGTCATGTCGGGGGTGACGAGGTAGCCGCCATCCGGGTCCGAGCCGACCGAGAGGGTCTTGACTTCCTCGGGGGAGAGCATCCGTTCGTTCTTGGTCAGGAACGAGTTGAACGCCGCCTTGTACTGGTCGTAGCCGGCAGCATCGAGCGGGGTGAACTGGAGCTTGCGCTCGGCGGCCTCGGCAGCGAGGACGAGGTTGAAGGTCTTGATCTCCAGCTCGTGCTTGGCGCCGTCGCCGTCGCCCTTGATGTTGAGGCGGTTCATCCGCTTCTCAAGGTCTTCGCGCTCCTTGCGCTCGGCCGCCAGAGCAGCGTCAACCGCAGCCTTGGCTTCGACCGCCGCATCCAGCGAGGTCTCGATCTTGGTCAGGCGCTCACCGAGAACGGGGTCGTTGATCCCCTTCTTCAGTTCGGTGATCTGCTCTTCGTGGCTCTTCTTGAAGGCGTCGAAAGCCGCGCCCTGCTGTTCGAGCAGGTTCTTGATTTCATCCGACATGATGATGGTCCTTATGTGATTTTGAGGAGGTTCCGGCGCAACAGCGCCGCGACTTCGGCGTCATCCTCATCGCGAGGTGACAGACCGCACTCCCCAGCCTCACGCTGGAGCCATTCCTTGAGGCCCGAGATCGCCTTCACGGCGTCCGCCCGCGACAGATCCTTCGTGCGAAGGGTGGCCTCAATGTCGCGCCAGTCTTCGTTGCTGAGAGACTGGAACTGGGATTTGATGCTGGTAACCAAGGCTTCCGGGTTCGATCCCATCGGCACCAGCGAAACTTCGGCAAGGTGCAGTTTGTCGAGGTGGCGCTTGACCATCGGGCTGGTGCCCTTGCGCGGGTTGATCGCCTTGTAGCCGATCGACAGCCCGTTCAGCGCCCCATCCTGCATCAGGGCATAGTTGAACCGCCCTTGGTCGGTATCGAGGCCCGACAGTTTGCCTTCGACATAGAGGCCCTTGCTGTCCTCGCGCATGGTCTTCCACACGCCGACCGGCTTGTCCGACCCGGTGAACGGGTTGGCCGCCGAGCCATGCATCATCTTCATCTGCGGCAGCGCGCCCTTGCGGTTCCAATCTGCCAGCGTGTCGGCAAACGCGCCGGGCATGATCACATCGCCGTGGCTGTCAATGTTGCCGAACACGGCGCCATAGCCGGCGAACTCGCCCGTCTTCGCGTCGAGCCCCTCGGCCGCGAACTTGAACTCCAGATGTTCCATAATCTACCCCGCCGGCAGCGCGGGCGTTTCCGGCCCGTACAGGTTGGCGGCACCGATCAGCTTGTCAGCTTCAGGGTCGGTGCTGCGGTTGAGGTCTTCCACGTCGCGCCATTCGTTGGCCGAAATGATCTTGTTCTGGCGCATGATCTGGAGGTATTCGGCGCGTTCCTTGGCGGTGCCGCGCATCAGCCCCTCGGCCATGAATCGGATATAATAGCCATCCGCCCGCTCTTCCGGGGTCAGCAGGTTGACCGCCATCGACTGTTCAAGACGGCGATACCACGGCATCAGTGTGTGAGTGACGTGCGCCAGGAACATCTGCTCGACGCTGCTGTAGCTGGTGGTGTCGTCGGACTGCATGACCATGATCGGCAGCACGCGCATGAACCGGCAAACCTCGTGGACCACGAGCTTGCGCGTTTCCATGAACTGCGCTTCTTCGGCGGTCTGCGAGAGGGGTTGATATTTGAGGTCGCCTGACAACACGGCGGTCTTCATGGCGTTGCCAGAGCCACCCTGTGCCTCGGCCCACGAGGCCTTTAGCTGCGTGACGGTTGCATCATTGAGCGCCGTGCTTGACGTGATAATCCCGCCCGGTCGCGCCCCGTTCTTGAACAGGCTCGACCCGAATTCTTCGGTCGCCAGGCCCAACCCGATGGCGTTGCGGGCCTGATGGACCATGTCGAGCCCGAGGTAGCCGCACCAGCTCGGCCCGCGAATATGCCAGATGTCCTCGGCCGGGACCAACACCTTGTCGCCGTTTGCCTGCGCGACATGATAGGTAAGCGAATAATCCGGGTTACGGGTAACCGAGACCGAGCCGGGCTCGAACGGCAGCAGTTCAGCGACCCGGCGATCCGAGCCAACCCGGTTCATGAACACGTAGGCGTTGCCACACAGCGCGAGATGTAGGCCGATCTGCTCAATAAACTCGAAGGCGGTCTGGTATTCGTTGGGCTGCAATTGCAGCATCTCATAGAGTGGGTGGTCGCGAGCTTCCAACCGGCTCCCATCCGATTCACGCTTGTAGAGTTTGCACGGGACTTGCGCCAAGCCTTCGGAGATCACCCGCGCCGCCGCTATGACCACCGACGTTTCCAGCGCGGTGCGAACGTTGACGACTTGCCCCGCCTTGGTTTCGCGGCCGCCGAACATCTCCCGGAACAGGTCCAGCGAACTCGACTTGATCCCAATCGCGCCCAGGACGCGGCTCCACCAGCCCATGCTAGAGCGCCACGATCATGGGGACAACAACCGCTTCTGGTTCCATCGGCGCAACACCGAATGCCTGGGCAAGAGCGATCATTCCGTCGATCCTTCCTGCCGCCTTGGCCTTGTTCAGTTTCCTGCCGCCGGCCGGGTCCATCGTGACCACGGCATTGGCAGCGCACATCCCGAGCACTGGGTGGTTCCCGTGCCGGACCTTGTTCGAGAGCAGGGCCGATTCCAGATCGCGGAGCGCGGGGCTCATCGACTGAAATCCCTGCCCGAACCCGGCAAACAATCCTTCCGGCGACTTGTCGTCCGCGCCGACATCGGCCTCGGTGAACCCAGCTTTCAACAGCCACGGCCGCAGATACCGGAAGCCCCAGCGGTCAAAGGCTATCTTGGCCACGTTGTGTTCGCTGACGAACTCGCGCAGCCAGTGAGCCACAAACTCGTATTCAATCGCTTTGCCGGGCGTGGTGTTCAACAGGCCTTGATCGGCCCACACGTCATAGGGCACCCGGTCGGCCCGCGCCTTCTCGGCAAGGCCGTGGCCTGGCAGCCAAAAGGTCGGCTTGACCTCCCAAGCGTCATCCATCCATGCCATCGCGACAAAGGCGGTGAGGTCGGACGTGCTCGATAGGTCAAGCCCGGCATAGACCGGAGCATCGCCCCAGTCCGACACCGGCCCCCCGTTGGCCTGCCAGATCGCTCTGGCGACGAACGGATTGTTGCGGTCAACCCTCTGATTGAGGATCAAATTCCTGTATTCAGCCTCTCGGCTCGGCATTGCCTTAGCGTCGGCCGCCTGGGCTAAAACCTCGTCGGCCTGCTGAAAGTCCCCATAGGCGGGGTTGGCCGCCCGGATGGTTGTCTCAGCGAATGGGTCATCATCTGGGTCGCTGGTCCATAGCGCCAGTTTCACGCGAGGGTCGCGAGCCTTCTTGGCATCATCGATCAGCACAGAGAGCAAGTCCGCGTCGGTCGGTGCTTGCGTCGAAATCACAATCGAGAGCGGCGATTCCTGCGCCGCGCAGGCCGTCTCCAGCGCCTCGTACAATTCCGAGCGCGGCCCCTTCACCTGTCCGAGCTCGTCGTGAACGATGAACACCGGACTGAGACCATAGGCAGTCGAGGCTTCCGCCGACAGCGCCCGGTAGAGCGATCCCAATTCGGCGCAGAACAGTTGCTTGGCGGTGTCCCGAACCACCACATACGAGTTCAAGTCGGGCGACATCCGCACGGTCTTGGCCGCTAGGGAGAACAACACCGCCGCCTGATCGCGGGACTGGGCCGCGCTGAACAATTGCGAGTTCGGTATGGCCTCAGGACCACACAAGTGGAGCAAGAGCAGGAAGGCGGAAATCGCCGTTTTCCCATTTTTACGTCCGAAGCTGATAATCGCGCGCCGGGTCGGCGTGCTGTAAATCTCCCGCAAGATGTCCTTTTGCCAATCGCGCAGCTTGACCGGCTGCCCAACCAGGCGCCCCTCTGGCACCCGGCAATACGATTCAATCCACTTGATGTTGCGTTCGGCCCGTGAGGCCGGTTTCATCCGGCCATTTGCCACGGTTTCAGATCCGTTTGCGCCTTCTTGGACGCCGTTGCCGCCGCTTGAGGTGTGTAGCGGGCTTGATTGGTGAGGCGCAGTTTTGTAGCCTTGTCCGCAAGCGCCTTGGTTTCCCGATCACGGAGCTTCAGCAGCTTGTCATAATCGCCCAGGTCCTCCGGCGACATCTGCGGCAGGGCTTCCATTGCCTCAATCATCGCTGCCAGCTTCGCGGCAGAGGCGACGTGCCGGCAGTATTCCTTGAGCAACTGCTGAAGCGCGGCGGTTCTGAAAACGTCCGCCGCCTCATTGGCAACCGTGCGTTCCCACACGTCTCGCTGAAATGCTGTTAGATCGTCCGGGGCACTCGGCCGCCCATCGATCGAACCCACGACCACAGACAGCGAGGCCGCAGACTTGCGCCCGCGTGTCGCCATGTCATTCTCCAGATGCGCTGATGTTACGGTTTATGGTTCGGATGCTGGGGCGTCGGTCCTGCCGAGGTGGCGGCTGGACTTTTCGATGCCCCGGGGTCATCCGATCAATCGCAGTTGGCCTCGGGGCTCTGCGCCCTTGGTTTGGTTGCACTTCCTGCATGCGCACGCTGTGTTGCGCCTGCTGTGTTCTCCCCCTGCTGCTAGGGGGACGATGTGGTCTAACTCAGGCGCCCTGTCATCCATGCTGCCTCGAAGGCGCTGTGGCGTCTTGCATCGGCATAGGTGGCAACGCCAGCCATCCCGCTCAAACACCTCGAATGGATCAAACCGCTCGGCGTTAAGTCCGCGCTCCAATGCCCTGCGCCGAGACTTGTATGCTCTACGTGTTGGCACGTGCTTCTTGAGCCGACGCTTCTCCACAGAGGCACACTCATCGCACCGCTGTGCGGGGCGGATACGTGTCCGTGCAACTCCAACTGGCCTGCCGCAGTCACAGCAGGGAGAACGCGCCCGAGCGCCCCATCGCTGATACTTGGTCGACTGAACCCCTCGTCCGTGTCCCATACCCCAAGAGCGAAGCACTGCGATCTCTTGGCCTAGCTCTTGCCGTGCAGCACTGGCCCGCCGAGATTCCGCATATCGACATTCAACACTGCAATAGACCTGCGGCCCTTTGTTGTGCGTGTCGTGTCGAGTAGGTGTGAACTCTTGCTTGCACTCAGGACAGGTGCGCGTCACCTTCACAGCCGCGACATACTCTGCCCACGGTCTAAGACCCTGGCGCCTATTGCCTGCGGTGGAGCGGCATCTCGCGCCGCAATACTTCCGCTTCCGTCCAGTAAATTCCGCGCCACATTGCGCGCATAAATGCAGCGGGCTATCTGCCTCGGCAGCCATATCGATCCTCGCATGATCGGTTGGTTAGGCCCGGCTCGGTGTTCCACCACCTTGTCGGGCCGTCTGTTCTATCCCTGTTCTGGCCAACCATCAAGGCCGATCCGCACTTTGGGTCGGTATGTCCTGCCCTGTGCCTCTGCTGCCTCGCGTCGGGTCTTCTCGTCCGAGCAGTCCTGGCACAGCAGTTGGTAGTTCGATCGGTCGTCCGTGCCACCCTTGGCCTTGGGTAGGATGTGGTCGGCCACATGGCCTGCGGTCACCCGTCCTTGCCTGGTGCATTCCTCACAGAGGACAACCGTGGCTAGCAGGTGGGCGCGCATTCGTTCGTGGTTGCGTCCGTAGCCTCGGCTATGCCGCGAGGTCTTGGCCCATGCCACCTAGCCATCACTCCTGAACAGGTCGGCGGTCGTGCTCGTCTGCTCATCAATCAGCCTAAGCACTTCAGCCTCGACGCGCTTGGTCTGGCACACTGCCCACTGTTGGGCGTGCTTGGCCTTGCTGAGGCGAATGTCAGCCGCAGAACAATAGTCCTCTGCTTCCCTTACGTCCTGATCAGCAGCGGCGATAGTGCGTCGCCATTCAGCCAGTTGCTCCATCAGGTCGGGGAGAGGAGTGAGGTCCATAGTGTACCTCGCACGACAACGCCCGCAAGCGGTGAGGCTGCGGGCGTGTGACGAAACCGGGAACCATGTGGGATGCTGGTGAGTTGCGGGTGTGGCGCAACTTTAACTGTCAATTTCGACACAACCACATTTGGGGCAATTCGTCAAGACCGCACCACGCGGATGATCCCTTCGCGCTTCTTGGGAGTGATGGCGTCGATTGCCTGCAAGGCCGCATCGAGGATCATCTTGTCCGCCGGGTGATTGCCGTTCAGCAGTCGGTCCAGCCATGCCGGGCCATGGTCGACGTGGGCCACGGCCAGCAACTGGTCCATGTAGGGGCGGCACCCGGTACGGTCGAGCGTGTCCATCGCCTTGAACAGCCAGTCCTGTTCCTCCAGCTCGAATGCGGTGGCTTCGGGCGACAGGTCATAGGCGAGGTTGCCACGCGGGGCCCGGTCGAGCGCGCAGCGATAGCGGTCCTGCGAGATGATCCGCTGATAGGCGCGGGCGAACTTCTTGGCGGCGGCAAAGCGGTCCTTGGCAATGGCTTCCTCCCCGAGCAGGCCGGCGGCATAGGCGCGGCCAATCGCAGATCCCGAATGCTCGCCATAGCGGGCCTTCATTGCCTGGGTCCATTCGCTGCCACGGTCAAAACTGTGATCCACCGCGGGCCTGCCGTTGCGGCGCTTGCCCGGCTTCTGCGGTCGTCCCTTCCTGCCCATGCTTACTTCCCCCTTTGATAGGTCACTTTACACCCGCCAGTTCGATCCATTCCCCGCATCCCTTCCAGAGATGGGGGAACTCTCCAGCCTTTACCCGATCACGGAGCTTGGCCTTGGTTTGACCAGGCTCATGGAGGGCAGCGAGGAACATCGCGTTGCCATGGCCGACCTTGGGCGGGATGAAGCCGAACAGGTCAGGCATCGACCGTCACGCGCCGGCGCATCAGTTCATCCACTTCACGGGCAATCACCCCGCGCCGGTTCAGGTCACGGAATTCGTCGGCGCTGATCTTGCTGCGGGCATAGCGTCCGCAGACCTCGTGCGTGGCGGCGATCTCATCCTCGGTGGGCTTCCAGACAGGGCCGGTGTAGCCATCATCGGCCATCACCAGTTTGACTTCGCCCTTGCCGGTCACAACCCACAGATGGGCGCCGCTGGTGCGGATCTCGTTCAGCCCATCCGCGATATCGTACTCGTATGGCCGGTTGGTGCGGCGGATGATCAGCGTGGTGCCGGGGAACTTGGAGAGCGGGATGACCAATTGCTCGCCCGGCTTCATATCCCGGCCCGGAAGCGATCCCGATGTGTCGTTAAGCCTGCCCATAAGTTCCCTCGACCAATCGCGTGAATGACTTGTCCTGGAGGATGAAATCGAAGTCGGCCCGCCATCCCCGCTCGTTCTGGCCGTGCATCCATGGTGATCCGCGAATGCAGGCAAATGCCCGCTGCCACGCCTCCAGTTCGGGATATTGGCGAAGGCGGGCTTGGGCTCGGCGGCGACGGCTATCGGTCAGCTTGGCGACGGTCGGGAGCCCACACTGGCGGGCAAGGTCGTTCCATTCGCCCACCAGTTCGGTGACCGTGAGCGGAGTGTCGTCGTCATTTTCAGCCGAAACCGGCGTGGGGGACATTTCACCGCTAGGTGAAATGATAGGGGGAGAAGGGTTCAAGGGAGGTTCGGGTAAAGCTGCTTGACTGGTGGCGTCATCCTGTTTGACCGGTGAAGCTACTTGACCGGTGAAGCTGCTTGACTCCTTCCGGGCCTTGGCGCGGGCAGCCGAACCGACCAATGGAAGCGCCTCCAAGCAGGCGACCATGATGGCGTATTCGACGGTGTAGCCGTTCGCGCTCCTACGCTGTCCAACCTCGATCAGGAGCCCATCTGAGATCAGCGATTTGATCGTGGCGAGGATCGTCTGCTTGCTGGTGCACAGCTCGTCCGCCATCGTCTGCTTGGACGCATAGATCCCGGTTCCGTCATCGCTCGCCTTATCGGCAAGCAGGACCATCACGGCCTTGCGCGACATGCTGCCGACGTTGCGGGAATAGGTGGTCGAGATCAGGTGATTGCTCACCGCTCACCCCCAATCGTGATGGTGAACCCGCCGGTCTTGCTGCGGCCGATGAACTCGACCGTAGGAGCCATGAACCGGCGGTCGTTGACGCCAATGCGCTTGGAAATCGCATCGATGTAAGCCTTGGCCGAGGCCACCACGTTGTCGCGATCGGGCAGTGGGCCGCCCTGCTTGCCTGTAACGGCGATATGCACCGGCAACGGCTCGTCCCCGGCGAATACCTGGGGGTGGCAGACTGGCAGGACAGCGAGCGTCGCCACGTCCGCCCATACCTTGTGCTTGGCCTTAGCCTTGGACACGGCGAACAGGTTGCCGCGCGGGCCGTTGGGCCAGAGCAGCTTATCAGGATAGGGCAGGTCGACGGTGATCACGGATAGACCACCACCGGGGCAACACGGCTCTTGCCGTCGGCCCGGTTCATGGCGCGCAGGGCCTCGCCGTATTCGTGCAGTTCCTTCATCTTGGCCGGATGCTCGCGGTGGATGGCTTTCCACAGGGCATCGCTGGACATGCCGTAGCGTTGGGCCTGCATGGCGTCGGCGGCGAGCAGCGCGGGAGAGGCAGGCACCTCGACCGGAACCGGGCGCGGCAGGATCTTGACCAGCCTCGGGATGAAATGCGGGTATTCCGCCCGCACCATGCGCAGGGCCTTGGGCGGGGAGCCGGTGGCCAGGAGGAGGTTGTCGTAAATGCGTTGGGGGTTGCTCATGTGCGGTCTCCCATCGAGCGCAGGGTGTTCATGTGCTGGCGCGATTCCGGTTTGATCTCGCAGCCGGTCAGCGCGAGGAGCGATTCCAACAGGCGCAGCGCCCATACGGCGGCTTGGCGTTCGTCGGCGCTCATATGGCCTGTGCCCCGAGACCGACGCAGATCTCCTTCCACAGGCGCCGTGCCCAATCCTTGCCGATGCCCATCGCTTCGGCGGCAGACATGAGAGAGGCGCCGTCAGCCATCAGGTCAGCAAGCCGGTCACATTGTTCAGCGGCAGTCCCCGCCTTGCCGTGGCGCATCTTGACGCCGACAGAATTGAGGGTGCGGGTGATTGCGGGAGGTCTCACACCGAACCGGCCAGCGATCTCCCGAGTGGAGTACCCAGCCTCGTACATCGCCTTGGCGGTGGCGGGGCAAACCTTGCGATTGTGCGGAATGTTGCTCATGCTCGGCCTTCCATGCGGCGCTGTGCGTTGCGGTGTTCCTTGCGGTCGTGGCAGGCCGACAACAGTTCGCGCTCCTCCGGCTTGAGCCAGCGGTTGCGGTGGGTGTGCGGGATCGCCGCGAGGATGAGGTCGCGGTTGATCATGCTGCCCTCCCAATGAATTGAGCGGGCGCGTTGCTATGGGCATCGAACAGATACCAGCAGCAGTTGTCCTTGCCGGTGAAGGGCGAATCCTTGATCCACTTGACCCGGCCAACGCTGACCACCTTGCGCAGTAGCGGCATGAACGGCGCAGCCTGCCGAGTGTGCATCCAGTCAGCATCGAACAGCAGCCATGTCGGAGCCTGCACTGACAGGTGCGCAATCAGCGGATGCAGTACATCGCGCGACCACGGCGGATTGGTAATGAAGCAATCGATGTTGCCCGTCAGCGTGGTTAGCGCGTCCTTCCGGTCAATGTCGGCGCGGCGGGGCTCGATATCCCCCGCCCGTGCGCAGACGTGGCCGTGGCGGGTAAGGTGATCGACCAGCGCCCCATCCCCTGCGCAAGGCTCGCAGAACCGCGTTGCCGCCGAGAGATATGGCAGCAGTGGAATCACTGCTTCATAGGGTGTCGGATAGAAGTCGCGCGGGATGCGTTCGAAGTTGCTGCGTTTGCCCATTAGGCGGCCCTCCGGCGCTTAGCCGAGACAATCGCCGCGCGCCGTTCGAGGCAGGCCGCCAGCAGCGCATCGTTCTCCGGCTCACTGGAAATCAGTTCGTTATCGGTTTCCTTGACCCCGCCCTCCGAATGCTCGGCGCGGCTTTGGCCGATGCGATGGATCGCAGCCCCGGCGGCGGGGATGATGTCGCCAGCCTGGGGCACCAGCGGGACCGCCATGTAGCCTAGCGCGGCCAGCAGTTCGTCCAGCGCATGGGGATCGACCGTCAGCAGGTTGAACGCGCAGGCAAGCCCAAGGGTGCTTTCCTCGTCGCGGGCGCGACGGATGGTCTTTTCATCGCAGCCCGTCTCCAGCGCAACGCGTGATGGGCCGTGGACGTGGCAGGTACGGATCATGCCAGCGGCAAGGAGGTGGCGGGCGTCGGCGTCCGTCAGCCGGCGATGGTTCGGGCGGACTTGGTTGCGGCGGTCAGGCATTGATGGCCTCATGGGCAATTACGGAAACAGGGTTGCACCAGCGGTAGCCGCCGACCACGCCTTCGCGCTTGCCGAGGAACGGCACCGGCAGGCCCAGCTTGGGCAGCACCTTGTGGCGGAGCTGGCTGACGTGGGCGGCGATGTTGTCGTTGCGATCGCTGAACGGCATGAGGTTGGCCAGCGCCTCGGGAGTGACGACCTCGCCTTTCGCCTGCGCCAGCGCATGGAGTATCCGCGCCTTGACCGGGGAAATGGGATGGGCTTCGCTCTTGAAGGCGACCGCGCCGCGAGGGTCGATCATCCAGCCATCAGCGTAGTAGCGAACGCCGAAGTCTGCGCCGTAGCCACAGGCAGGACACATCTCCATCACAGCCACCCCCTGAGCGCGGTCCAGCAGCGCGAGAGAACGCCCGGGCGCGATTCAGCCGTAGGCACCGGCTTGATCGGGATCGAAATCCAGCCCCCGTCTTTGGAGTATCGGGTAGCTGTGGCCATATGCCACGTGAGCAAGGCCGAACATGCCCCGACGATCCCGACGAATACCCAGCCTTGCCAAGTCACAACTGCCCCCATCTCAGGCCCCCAGCGGGGCGGCTATTTTGTGCAGCGGCTAGGTGCCGATGCTCCCCGTTTGGTGTGTTCCTGGGTCATCATGCGGCGGCGCCTTGCTGGGGCGCGGGATAGATGTCCGGCCGCCACTTGTGCCGGTCGATGCCGGTGGCCGCTTCAGCCTTCAGGACATACTCAGCGGGAAGGGGCGCACCCTTCCGCAACCAGTTGCTGATGTTCTGTTGGCTCGTGCCGATTGCCTCGGCGAACCGGCTCTGGTTGCCCTCGAACGGCTTGGCCGCGATGGCGCGCTGAAGGGTGGTGCGTTTCATGAGACCGGACATTACAACCGAGTTGTTTGGAATACAACCCATTTGTAACAGCTTTGGTGTCAAAAGTTTTGTAGCACTCGCGGAGATGCTACCCGACGATCCTGGTGAGGCTGGCCTGTGGGCCAAACGTGAGCGTGAGAGGCGAGGCTTCTCCGCGCAGGAAGTCGCCAACCGCATCAACGCGCTGGCAACTGAGGACGGCGATCCGACGCGCGTTAGCCAGCAAGTGGTGTCTAAATTCGAGAAGGGCGACAACAAGCGGTGGCCCGCATGGACCCGCTACATTCCCCGCGTGCTTGGCAATAGCGATGCCGAGACGAAGGAGGACAAGCACCTCCACCTCGCGCTCGAAGACGCCAGCGTTCAAATAAAGCAGTTACCAACGTGGGCTGGTCTGGGCACTGGTGGGACTGGTGAAGATGACCCCGGGCAGGTCAGCTTCTCGCGCGACTTAATCGAACGCGAGTTACGGGCTGATCCGTCGCAATTGCTGGCGATGATCGCCGAGGGCAATTCAATGGAGCCCGACTTCAGGGGTGGCGACCAGATCCTCGTGGATACTCGCCGGAAGTCACTCGCTCAGCCCGGGGCATTCTGCCTGTGGGATGGCGACGGACACGTCATCAAGTTTCTGGAGAAAGTGCCCGACAGTGAACCGCCGCGCGTTCGACTGATCAGCGCGAACGGACTTTACGAGCCTCATGAGCGGCTGTTGGACGAGATTAATCTGATCGGCCGCGTGGTCTGGTTTGGGCGCCGCGTTCAGTGATCTGGATAGGGAGGCGGATGTGAGGATGGCTGAGTGGCGCTGGAATATGATCGCGCTGACCGCAGGGATGCTGATTTACCCGGCTTACCTTGGCGCTCGGGCCCGAGGCTTCTGGGAAGTGTCGTTGTTCGCGTTCATCCTCGGCCTCTGCTTCGCTTACATTACCCGTGGAGATACTTCGCACATTCCGCGGTCAGCGCGTGTTCTGTTCTCCCTGGTTTGGTGCAGCTTTCTTGTGGCGGTCGCTTACGGCGCCGGCCGCCTCATTGCGTAGCCCCACCCCCTGACCAGATGGAATTCGCGCAGGTCGGCAGCGGTGAAATTGCTTTCCCGGAAGGCGGCGAGCGAGGGGCTGGGACCCAGCCGAGGTTAATGACGTTTAACCCAAGAAGCTTGCCTCGCTGGTAGGCAGTGTGCATATGCGATTCGCATGAACGCTAATTGGAGGATGGTTTTATGAATGCCGTTTGCCACCCTCTCACGCTCGAGAGGTACGGAAACAAGGGGTGGTTCCACCTGTCTTGTGACGATATTCCGGGGATCAATCTCTGTGGCCCTGATCTAGATGATCTGTTTGCAGGCGCAGAAATCGCCATCGCTGAGCTGCTGCGCCGCCGTGGCGTTAGTGTCCAGCGCGTGGTGATAGAGACTGTACCTGATGCCCAGACGGAAGCGCCGGTTTGGGCTGCGTCAAACCATCCGATGGCGATGGCTATCGCCGCCTGAGCATGATCGACCCTGCCGAGCCGGTCATATACTCGGCAGATCAGTTCTGGGCCATCTTGGGTGAATACGGCGTCGAACTAGACGACTACACGGCTGACGGTCGCTCCCGCTTCGTTCGGCCGCCCGGAGGTGATTGGCAAGTTGTCTCCGTTCATGAGCAGTATCCAGATTATGCCGTCGACCGCATGCTGATCCTGATGGGCATCATGCCTCCGCCGACCTACGACAATCTAAACTAACCGACCCACCCTCTCAGGGTCGCAGAGAACCGCCTCGGGAAACCGGGGCGGTTTTCGTTTGTGGTTTAATTACAAATTAGTTGTTGACCCATATACAAACGGGTTGTAACAAGGCTCCAGCAACACGGAGCCGAACAATGGCAACTCAGCTTTCCCCCGCACTGGCCGACTGGTTCGATACCGCCAAGGCCCGCAAGGTCATCGCGCAGATCGAGCGCGCCGACTTCACCTTCGACTTCCACCGCAACTTCATCCGCTCGGGCGGTGAGCGCGACTGGCTCCCGGAAACCTCGCGCGGGTTCGAGATCGAGGAAGAACTGGAGGAGCTGCGCCGGGACTTCATCGCCGACCTGACCGGCTTTCATCCTGACGAGCACACCACCGAAGCGCAGATGGATGACTGGATCGCAGCGGATCGCTTGCAGGCCACCGTATCCGAAGTGATCGCCGCCGCCATTCGCCAGCGTGGCCATCTTGGGTGGGTCCAGTGGGAAGCCTCCAAGGAACTTGCCGCACGTAACCGGGAGGGCGCGTGATGTTCACCCCGAAGATCGTTCTCGATGTGATCGATCGTCTCGACAGCCATCCTGACGAATGGCGGCTAGTGCTGTCGCGCATTGTCCACCGGGATGGCTGCTCCGTTTGGATCGGTAACCGCACCTACGGGATGGACATCAGCATCGGCGATCATGTCGAGTGGGGCAACGTCACGTTTCTCTCGACGTTCGGCCTTAGCGTCCCCCATCATCGACTGCGCCGCGCCGCTGATCGCTGGTTGGCCCGCCACCGCTTCGGGGAGCGCGCCGCATGATCGCCCTGCGCAACTGGTGGGCAACCAGCAACCCCTTCGCCCTGAACGAACGCGCCCACGGCCCCATGCGCCGCTCTGACAAGGTGGTGTTCATCCTCACTGCAACCGTGGCGATCTGGCTGGTGCTGTTCCTGTTGGCTGCTTTCTACGTGATGGGGGGTCTGTGATGGCTGACATTCTTCCATGCCCCTTCTGTGGAAGCGATAGGGCCCGCACCATTCATATTCGTGACGGACGCAAAGTTGCCTGCCCCTGTGGTGCTTGCGGAAAACCAGAGTTTCACGGCCCGTTGAACAGGCCTGATGCCGAAACAAGGGCGGTCACTGCATGGAATCAACGCGCATGACCGCCGCTCTTCGTATCTACCACACCCACCGCCCCTCTCTTGTGAGCGCTCCTGTTGCTCCGATGGATGGAGAGACGGAGCGTTTCTGGACCCTCCGCAAGCAGGGCGTCCCCACCACCAGCGAATACCTCGCAGCACGAAAGCTAAACCGATGAACGCTATCGTCCCCCACGTCGCCCCCCCGTCTATGACCATTTCCGAGGTCGAGCGCGTGGCCATAGCCATCGCCAAGGGCGGCCTGTTCGGCTCGAAAGACCCCAACGCGGTCTTGACGCTGTGTCTGCTTGCCCAGGCCGAGGGACAGCACCCCGCCGTGGTGTTCCGCGATTATCACATCATCAGCGGCAAGCCTGCCAAGAAGGCCGAAGCGATGCTGCGCGACTTCATTTCATCGGGCGGAAAGGTCGAGTGGCACACTCTGTCCGATGACACCGCCGACGCCACGTTCAGCCACCCCTACGGTGGTACTGTCCGCATCGACTGGACCATGGACCGCGCCCGGCAGGCAGGCATCGCCAACCCTATGTGGAAGAAATACCCACGCCAAATGCTCCGCAGCCGGGTCATCAGCGAGGGTGTCCGGTCGGTCTGCCCGAGCGCCACCAGCGGGCTATACGAAGTGGGCGAGGCGCAGGACATTGTTGGCGAGACTGCCCCGATCAACGGGCAGTTTACGGAGGTGCCTGAGGGACAGAGCCACGGCGATGACCACGGCGAGGTTAGCCCTCAGGCACCAGTCAAGCGCGAGAACTGGGGCGGGCGCTACCCGACCAAGACGGCGCTGCGCAAGGCTCGCAACGAACACCACGCCGAGCTTGAGCGGCTTGCCATCGAGGGCACGTTCGATGACCTCGATGCCTACCTGACCTCACCGGAATACACCGATTTCGTGACGACTGCTGGCGAGCATTTTCCGCTGTGGCTGGAAGGTGAAATCCCGCCCGAAATGGCCGAGGCCATCCCCCCTGAATACGTCCAGACCTTCCGCCTAGAGCAGAAGGCCCGCGACCTGATCGCCCTGCGCGGCAACGTCCCCGGTTACCAAGAGGAAGTGAACTAATGGCTGGCAGTGTCAACAAGGTAATTCTCATAGGCAACCTCGGCGCTGATCCTGAGGTGAAGTCCTTCGCCAACGGTGGGCGCATCGCCAACCTCAGGATCGCCACGTCGGAAAGCTGGAAGGACCGCAACACCGGGGAACGCAAAGAGCGGACCGAATGGCACAGCGTCGTCATCCAAGGCGATGGCCTGGTGGGCGTGGCTGAGCGGTATCTGCGCAAGGGCTCGAAAGTTTACATCGAAGGCCAGCTTCGCACGAGGAAGTGGCAAACCTCCAGCGGCGAGGATCGCTACACCACGGAGATCGGCGTCGGCCATAACGGCACCTTGACCATGCTCGACGGATCGGGCGGCAATCAGACCGAACAGCGGCCGCAGGAGCGCCAGCCGGAACCCCAAGGTGCAGGCGGATTCGCCGCTGACCTCGACGACGATTTGCCATTTTAGCTGACGCAAGGGCCAGCAATCCCGCTGCCCTATCCCCGTGCCCGGCGGGATATCCGGGCCCAGTTTCCAGAGGACCGCATGAAGATCGATACGCGCCCGAGACACCGCAATGCACCGCGCCAGCCTTGGCGGGTGGCCGAGGGGTTCAAGCAATGGCTCCGTGGTCGCGGCTGTGCTGCCGATGGCTACGGCCTGTGCGATGGCCGGATGGAAGCCGCGCACGTCGACCATGCGGGCGGGAAGGGCGTCGGCCTCAAGGTTGCCGATCGGCACTGCATCCCGCTCTGTTCCGGTCATCATGCCCGCCAGCACAAGCGGGGATGGGCCACGTTCGAGGCGGAATGCCTTGGCGGGAAGTCTGCGGTTGCCCTCGCTGATGCCTATTGGCGCGCATGGCCAGGCCGGGCCGCATGGGAGGCCAATAATGGCGAATGACCTGATGACACCGGACAACCTCAACCGCGCGATAGACGAAGCCGAGCGCCTGTTTATCGACGCCGGGCAACACCGGGTACGGGCCGAGGCAATGGACATGCGCCGCAAGCGGGTCCGCGCCGCGCTGATCATCAAGCACCGGGAAGCCGCCAAGAGCGCCGCAATGGCCGAAGCGATGGCAGAAGCCGATCCGGTTTACGAGCTGGCCTGCACCGATTGGGAGAACGCGGCTTTGCAGTCGGAAACCCTGCGCGCCCAGGCCGAAGCCAAGCGGATGCGCTTTGAGGCATGGCGCACCGCAAACGCAACGGCCCGTGCACAGATGAACTTGAGGTGATGCATGACTAGTCAAGGCGCAAGGCCGGTTAAGGGGAGGGTGGGGTGAGCGTTCAAATCCTCATCGGTGATGCCCGCGAACGTCTGCGCGAATTGCCCGATGCCAGCGTGAACTGTTGCGTCACGTCCCCGCCGTACTTCGGCCTGCGCGATTACGGCCACGCCGGTGAGCGATCAGAACGACGCGACTCCGGCAAAGCGCAAGAAGTTCATCTATGTCGGAGCGCCGGCCTGCTTTGTGCTGGAATTGGCCTGCCAGGACTTAAACCGGGCCTTCGACGGGCAATGCTACCTTGTCGGATCAGCCTTGGAACGCGAGGATTGGCGCGACATCGACGTTCGCCTGATGATGGGGGACGCTGAATTTGATGCGCTGTTCCCGAGCGGTTGCCGTGAGCAAGGAACATGGGAATTCGACGCCCGCTGGCTTGTGTTGACGACCGCAATTTCGGCGCAACTTTCTCAGCGCACGGGACTGCCGGTGGACTTCCAGTTCCAACCCACGACCCACGCCAACCAGAGCCACAAAGGGCAGCGTAACGCGCTCGGCCTTCGGTTCAATCCGTCGAGATGAGTCCACTGATCCCCACCCGCACCACATAGGAAGGAAGCACGGAATGATAGAGGATAATGATGGTGTGGGGGCGATGCCGCAAGCGGCCCGGGCTGCCACTCCTTCGGAGCCGAGCCCTGCGGTCTCGGGCATAGCTGGCATCCCTATCGCGCGTACGATGATGATGGATTGGAACACGGACCACGGCCAGTTTCAGGTTCGGTTCCCATCCAATCTGAGTGTGCAGGACATTGCCGACATTGAGGCCCTGTTGGCAATCGCGATCCGGGGCATGAAGCGGCGCGCGCAAGGGATGGAAACGGCGGAAGCCGCTGAGACCGCAGGGCTCAGCCCGAAGGGTGACAGCCCGGTGGCGAAGCCATGCGCCCAAGGAGACCTGTCATGAACAAAGAACTGATAGCCGAACTGGTGGCTGCTTTGGAGGAATACATTGCGTGTGTCCGGCTGACGACGCGGCCAGAGATGCAGAACGCCGATGTCCTGACGCTACATGAGGTAGCGCAAAGGTTCGATGCCGCTCGGGAAGGGGCATTCGCCGTCCTCGCCAAAGCCAAGCAGGGGGCACAATGACCCAGGAACGCTGCGAGACGTGCCGGTTCATGCGGATGCGTGATCTGGGCGGGAACTATTACATCCAACTGACGGAGACTTGCTGCATCCGTGCACCCGTCAATGGCTGGCCTGTGGTCAAGCCGCATGACTGGTGCGGCGAATTTCAGGAGCAACCCCGTGCCTGAACACTCCCCCGCCCTGATCGCCGCTGCGAAGGCGATTGAACTGCGCGTGTTCGGCTACGACCACCCTGACGATCGCATCTGCGCCGCCCTCTGCGAAGCCCTGTCCACCACACTACCGAACGAGGAAGCTATGAAGGTCGGTAATGACATTTGCCCGAAGTGCCTCAGTGCGCATCCGGTGACGTTCGATTGTGCCCTGCCGCCGATTCTGCCGACCCCCAAGCCCGAACCCACCGATGATTACCTGCGGCGGGCGTGTGACCTCCTGAATGCAGAGCGCGCCTCTCGCGGGATGCGCCCGAATTACGACGCAGAACGGGCGGGGGACCGAGAGTTTTACGACGTGCAGGTTGTCGCCCGCCTACTGGCCGAGCGTGAGGCGATGCAGGCAAGGGTGGAGGTGCCTCGTTGGGTGTTGGCCGAACTTTACACGCGGGGCTGGCAGGATCACCAACGCGGGAAGGGCTCTAATCGGGACAGTGCTGTTGAGAGGTCCTTGGACCTGATTGCGTCCATGTCACCCGAACCCACCCCCGATCCCGACCTTGTGCTGGCGCGGGAGGCGACGGACGCGGCATTCCCCAGCTTAATCGGCAGACAAGAGTGGCACCGCTTCTATGACTTTGCCCTTCGCGCCCTCAAGCTGAAAGGCCAAGCCCATGAGTAGCCCTGACGAAAAGATCGGCAACGCCGTCCTCAGCCTGTTTGGCTGCGGTGTTCTGGCTGTGCTGGGTGTTGTCTTTGTCGCCGCAACGATCTGGAAGGTGTGGGTGTCATGACCAGTAAAGCGCGGGATATTGCGGCGAGGCTGACGAAGGCGCAGCGGGATAGGCTTTTCTCGTTTGGAAAGGCACGATCTCCTTTGGAAACAAGGGTTGCCCGTGCTGAACAGCGTGAACTTGCCGCGATGGGCCTGACTTATATCGTCAGTTGCTGGCCCTACGTTCGCTGCACTGCCCTTGGCGCAGCAGTCAGAGCCGAACTCGAACGCCAGGAGCAACCGAAATGACCAGTGAACCCGATGACTATGAGGCGCTGGCCTATCAGGTCCATGAAGCCGGCAGACAAGACTGGCCAAAGCCATGGGACCAACGTCCAGCCGCAGCCATCCTGCGCGAGTGGGGCGAGGCGAAGCTGGCCGAGGTGCGGGCGGAGGCGGATCGCTACGCTGGCCTGCTCCTGTTAGCCCAAGAGAAGCATGAGCGGACAACCCGCACCATTGCCGAGCAAGCGGCGGTGATCGAGCGGCTGCGGGAGGCGTTGGACCCATTTGCGCGCGTAGCCGCGATCCAAGGGCCACTCTCTGCTAATTGGCCCGCATCGAAACCGAACATCGAGTTCATTTCAAGCGTGTGGCCTGATTGGGGGGACTTTGCCCGCGCCCGCACCGCCTTACAGGAGACAGCCGATGGGAAGTGAGCCGGTGGCGCTGCTGCCTTGTCCTCATTGCGGCGGTCCAGCGACGGGCGCTCATAAAAGCGGGTCGGCGTGGTTCATTGAAGTTGACCACACTGAAGCTTGTTTCCTTGCCGATTTCATGCGCAGCGAAGCTGAAGCCGTAGTAGCATGGAACCGCCGCACCCCACCAGCGAGCGAGCCTATTCCCGAGGTAGCGGAGAAGCTGCGGATGCGGATCGCCGGGCGACACCTCAAGGCGAAGCTAACGCGAACAGATCGCGCAGACAACGACTTGGACGCCCAAGCCGCCGCCCTTCTCTCCGCTCAAGCGGTAATGCTGGAGGAGGCGAGGAAGGCCCTGACGCACATGGGGTTTATCCCCTTCGCATACGGAGTTGACTCATAGCTCCTTCAATGCATAGCGTCGGCACCCGAAACAGGGGACTATCGCGATGCCGGCTGAGACACTTGAGGTTGGATTTCTAAACATTGTGGCAACGCCCCATCCGAAGGGCGTTTATCTTCGACTATTGAATGCCGCGGCGGAACAGCCGGTAGGATTCTGGGGTCAGATGAAGGCGGCCATCACGAAGCCGATTGCACTTCATGATGACGAAACTTTTCAAACATTCCAGCTTCTGATCTGGACCGAGATTGACCCGAGCGAACCCACAATCAACAAAGCCGAGTTGAAGAAGGCACAATTCCCTCGCGAGGGTCGCGAGTTCTCCAACAAATACGGTGTTAACGGGCGAGTATTTTACTGCATATTTGATGAGCTGACGCACATGCTGACCGTCGAGTTGCGAAACGAGGATGGTCAAACGGTGTCGCCAAATCGCCTGCACCGAATTTTCACCGATCTCCTAAGCCCGGAGGTGCTCGGCGCAAAGTCTGAGCTGGTGGAGGTAACCGTCATCCCAACCGATGATGCAATCTCATACGTCCTTGGCTTGAAGCGCCTTGATAAGGTCGAAATTTTGGTCAAGCGCCCCAACCAGGACGACATTACCAGCGAAACGAACCGAGTGATGAAGGACCTGATTGAGCAGAACGCGAAGTCGGAGAAGCGCGTCGTGAGCCGCCAGCCGCAGACCGACGGCATTGAATTGAGCGATGAGAACGCCACATATGCCCGGGTCGCCGCACATAATGGGCATGTGGACTCATCGGGTTTGGACGACGATGGAGTCCATGATAAGAGATCAACGAAGGAGGTGCCCAAGATTGTCAAACGCACAATTGCAAAGGGCATCACCTATCTCGCCGCGCTTCGGAACGTTGCGCGCGAAGCTCGCGCCAGTCGTGAGCAGCTTTGAGCCCTTCAGGATATATTGGACGACATATGGGGGCCTGAAAGCCCTTGCCAAGTCGATCTATCTTTGGGCGGCGGTGCTGGTCACCGCCGGGTGCTATCCCTATTGGATGGATCGAGGCTTCCTTGAAGGCGATCGGCCAGTCGCGGATGCCCTTTTAACAGTTGTTCCGGCGCTGATGGCGTTCACCCTCGCCGGGATGGCAATCGTGCTGGCACTATCGGGGAAGCGGTTTACGAACGCAATTCGTGAGGGGGGTAGGCCAGACTCCTTATTCATGAAGGTGGTGGTATTGTTTTTCCACTTCCTGCTCGTCCAAGCGATTGGCTTAATTCTTGCTTTCTTTCTAAAAAGTTATCCGACGCAGGATTGGCTCGCTGGGGCGGCGTTCTTCTTCACGACATACGGCGTAGCATCCGCCGTCGCGATTGCGGCTATGCTGCTAAACGTATCACGTATTTATAATTTGACTGGGGGTGGAGATGATTGATCTCCGCAAGGCCCGCGAGAGCGGCAATCTCGACCAGTTCGCCAAGGATCACGAAGGCGACGCCCCCGGCGACGCCGACGCCTTCAATCGCGCTGTGGCTTCAATGGCCCGAAAGTCGAAAGAAGCTCCGGCAGCATCACGGAAGCGCAATCGCGACGGTTGAAGCGGTATTCCGCTTCCTTCGCATACTTCCAGAGGTGCTTGCCGCTCACGTGAATGTGAGTGCCGGAGATCGACCGCTTAAGCTGCGCCCAAAACCCTTCGATGCCATTCACGCCGCCCCCGTTCGAGGTGGTGAACTGGCCCTTGTTGTGACGCACGGTCACGTGATTGAAGCCGAGCGTGTCGAGGCGGCGATATGAGCCGAACTCGTCGGTGGCGACGGTGGTGCCGGGGTGCACGTTGTCCAGCACAAGCCGTTCCATCGGTTCGCGGTGACGGGTGGTAACGACCGTGGTGACGACCTCGCCGCCACGTTCCAGCATACCGACAACCACGTGCTTGTTGCCCTTGTAGCCGCTGCCCTTGCCTTCGACCGAACCGCCGATCAGCGTCTCGTCGATCTCCACAACCCCGCCAGCGCCGCCAAGCAGATTATCGCCGTCAACGTCGGCCATGTGTTCGCGGATCAGCGAGGCCATGCGCCACGCGGTCTTGTAGGTCACGCCGAGCTGGCGTTGCAGTTCCTTCGCCGCCACGCCGTTGCGCGTCGTGGTGAACAGGAAAATGGCATAGAACCACAGTTGCAGCGGCGTCCGGGTCTGCTCGAACGGGGTGCCGACAGTCGGGTGCAGGTGATGCCCGCACCACTGGCAGGAGTAGGCGCGCTCGGCCTTGATGCGGAACCACTTTGAAGGCCGATCACACGACGGGCAAGTGTAGCCCTGACCGAACCGGACCTCGAACAGGTGAGCGAGGCAAGCCTCGTCGTCCGGGAACTGTTTGAAGAACTCGCGGATGGTCTGGGGCTTGCTCATACCCTAGCTTATGCCAGTTTGTTCTACGTATGTAAATGGGATAATCCCC